GTATTAACTACAAGCCCAAAAGCATGTAGCATACGTACAACGTCATCCACATGGTCTACGGGGACAATTAAGTCATCCCCGTAAACGCGCACCGACCCCTTTAGCGACTTAATGTCGCTTAGGGTAAGTGATGTGTTGAGCGACTGCTCTATCCCCATAAAGATGATGGTAAGAAATACCATCGCCTCCATAGGGAAGCACAGCGCTGAACCCATAGACGCGAACTTGGCGAGGCGATGAACACCTCGACCAGGTACATCAGCCTTCCGGCTGCGGCAAGCGTCAACAGCATCAAAAAGATGCTGGTGACCGCCAAGCAACAGCCGTACGTGCTGATTAGAGACGCGATCGGATGCCTCACTCAAGTCGAGCGTGGCTAGTGTCCCATTACGGGACCCATCGCGGGCCATCTCCTGGTTAGGAGTCTGGTCCGAGAATCCGAGCATTCCATCAAGGTAGTCAACCCTTGAGAGGGAATCTAGGAGAACCGGCAATATCGCCTGCTGCATATATTGCATAGCAGTAGGCTCAATGCCAATAATCCTAGGTGTCTTTAGCGTCTTAGGAACCGAGATAACCCTAACGGGAACCTCGGAACCGGGTTCGAGGATGTCGACGTCTTCCAACCGCTCAAACCATGAGTAGTTGGGTATCAGATATTCTACCATTGGTAGAACCTGATCAAGACGTCTGGTCCAGGTATGCTGCAGGAAGCGTGCATTATTGCTTCGCTTATCTGCAGTTACACCAGGGCCATGTCTGGGAACGAGATCGTGCTTGTAGATTTTCTTGTCTACATGCTTGAAAACGTCCCAGTACAACATAGAAGAGATGCGTTTGAAGGAAGATCTAAGATCTTCAGACAAATTAGCATCTGCTCTACGGACATCCTTCTCACACTCAATGTACTGGATGAATGCCTTGGACTCCCTTTCAGGAGTACAAGGCAGAAGCATCTTGCCAAACATCAGCGTAAGCTGACGAATGGCTCGAATTGCTTCAACATCCGGTTCATCGAGCAACACACCACTAGTCCGGTCAAACACACGATCGTGGAAACCCCAGAGAAATTTGGGGAGACCGCCCTTCCAGGCAAAGCCTTGGAAGAGGTTGCGATCGACCGTCCCTTGGTCAAGACATTTTTCGATGTCCTTTCCAAAGGAAGGTAGGGTTATCGTGAGAAATGATAAC